CTGGACTTGCGTTTACCTGAGGGGTTAGACTCAGTTACTGGAGCAGCAAGTTTGCTCCCCGGGTTAGCAGCTCTGTAGGATGCCCTACCTTTTGCATTGAGACCTCCGCTTGGGTTTTTACCAGCTTTCCTAGTCCAAGCAGCTCCTCTCTGATACTGTCTTTTATTTTTACTGAAGTATGTCATAGCCCTAGGTCTTCTGCGGTTACTACTTCAGTCCAGTCTGTACCAGCTAAGATCGCTGTGATCTGAGAGTACGTGTATGTTGTCTTGCCTGAGAAAAAGTCAGGTAGTGGAGTCTGGTACTTGATGACAGCTTGTGTACCATCAAGTGAGTACCTCAACACAGTCTTGTCTGTGTAGGGTAGCTGATCAAAGTCAATTGTAGAATTGACGTCATCCAACTCTGTCTTCGGTATGATTACAAACTTCTTCATCACGGTGGAGTTGGGGTGGTTACAAATGCTGGATCACCTTCTGTTGTTGCAACTGTTGCCAAACTTCCTGAGTTTGTGAGATCGTTGTTAAGTCTGTACCAGTTTTGCAGAAATGCAGATGACGTGTAGTCTCCACTATCTGAGCTGATGTCGAACGTCTCTCCGCTGTTGTACAAAGCTGTGACTTCTGCTGCACTCAGTTGTGTTGTCCATGTAGCTATCTCATCAAACGTACCAGTTGCATGTCCTGAGTAAGCACCGTTCGATCCTTGATACGCACCGAATGGCATATTAAATGGGACTCCAACAAGCGTTGCTTCTTGTACTGTACCTGTAGACGCGCTTGTGCTGATCTTTTCTACCCCGTCTACGTACAACTTAAACGTACCGTTAGTACTTGCCCCACCCTTTCTTAGTGTTACTACAAAATGCACATAGTCTGATGTGCTAGGGGTACCTGCTGCTGCTAACCCTGAGTATGCAACACCTCCTAGTTTAATATTTGTTTGCCAGTATACTGCTCCAATGTTCAGCGATCTTACAAATACTGCAGTAGTGTTAGCACCTGTAGTGGTGTCAAAGCCCATCAAGTAAAATGTCTGCCAAGAAGACACTTTAACCCAGAATGAGATAGAGAAATCACTTCTCATCAAGGTCTGCAAGGCACCAGATTTATAGGTCTTAATCACATCACCTGTCCCATCTAAGTCTATGGCATGCGTATTAGAGTAGGGAGCAACTCTCTCTACACTACCTGCATCTACTATAGCAGCACCTGGACTTATATTTAGGCTGAGACCAAGCATTACTCACACTTCCTGTATGCTATGATAGCTCCACCTGTAAGTTGAAGTGAGCTGAAGTTTCCGAATATTGTCACTCCTTTAGGCAGAGTAGTGTCTGTATCCAGATCGTCTATGTTAGAAACGACTCCGCTTGCATCAAGTTGGGTGCTGTCTGCGATTACAGTAAAAGCTACAAACCTACCTGTAACAATGGTTGCACCATCTATAAGAACGCCTCCGCATTCACCTGTCCTTGCCTGTCGGTCAATGGAGCTCAGCAGTCTTTCTTCGTTTGTTGTATATGCCATGATTATTGTCCTTGTTGTTTATCGTTAACGGTGTCGTTTATACTATTTGTTAGCATAGCGAATTCACCTTGTACCAAACCTTGTGTTATAGCGCTAACCATATCTAAAGGTAATGGGTATGCCATCTGGTCGTCATAACAATAATCGTTTTCACATGTAGCAAATTTCCCTACTTCTTCGGGATCTTCGAACACGCCTCTAACGTTTATCTTTTCCATACCGTTAGGTTCGTAGACGTAAATATACTCATCAATGACGTAATAACGTGTAAGTCTAGATGTATATTTATCGTATGGAATCCATTCCAGTTCGTAGGGTTCCATCTTAGGTATGGTGTCTGCACCGTTTACTTTACCTATGAATGTAAAAGCATCAGTGAGATTGAACCTAACAGTCTTAGGCATTCTCCTGTTGGTTCGATATATGGTACATCCTGTAGGTACTGCAGGACCTATGGTTCCTTCGCAGCATCTAGCCCAGTTGACTCTTTCTAGGTCTATGCATCCCAGGTCTTGTTCTATGGTTTTAGAGACGTACCCATTCCGTGAGTAGTCTCTACGTATCATCATAGCCCTGTAATGCTGGATGTTGAACTTTATCTGATCGATAGATATAAGTTCATCGTTACTGCTCCTGCCGCCCCTAAGCAGGTTCAGTATGTTATATGCCATTTCGTCAAGAGTCATCGTACTTCTTTTTAACGTGCACTAGCTCAGCACACTTTTCGTATTCTTCGTTGTCTTCAAAGTATTGTATGATGTCGTCTACAATCATGCGAAATGTCTCAGGCGCAGAGGGGTCAAAGGGCAGGAAGATCATGTCGTCTGCTTTGTCCAAAAGCTCACGCACAGTCATCCCACCCGTAGCTATCGAATATGCATTTCGATAAGCCTCGTCAAGTATCTGTATCTCCTCTTCTAATGAGGAAATATTCTCTTCTTCGTCTCTGTCTTCAAACTCTAACATTTGCCTGTAAATAGCCCTCAAGTCCTGTGGACTTATTCCATATATATGCTTGCCCTGTTCTTTTAGCTTCATACCCCATTTGCTTATGCCATTCATCGTTAGGACAAATAGAAGGTATGAACCGTACTTTGATACCTCTGTACTCATTTACCATTTCTTTGTGGAGATGCCCGCAGTGCACTTCTCGGTGTTCTGTACGTGCAAACATCTCTGGTTTTTCAGTTGCCATTATTAGTGGCATGTCTGCAGGTTTCTCCTTATCACCATGTGTGAACATGATCATGTTCGTGCCATACTCGTAGTACTTGCGTGAATCATAGTCATTGTCCACGGTGACATTGGCATCATTTCTATACCATCCTGCTAACACATCTCCTGCATAGAACATGCGTTCGTAGTCATGGTTACCTGATACAACGATTACATCTACCGGTGCTCTTTGCTTAAGGAAGTCGATCGCAGTAGTCATCAGTTGCCAGTAACCTCTAAAGGTATCCTTCCACCCAGCAGAGTCCTGCTGTGGTGTCCCTTTGGTTGTAGTACCTCTCATACCCTCAGAGTTCATACCGTCATTACCGATGGGAAGTATGAATCTTTCTATATCAAGTCCCGCCGCTTTTCTCCAGAGTTCTTCCACCACCTTCATGTACTGCTTCTCAACCTGATCAAGTGTCAGGCTATGAAGCTTTCCGTAGTGGATGTCGGGCAATGAGATCTCGTACGCTACTGGCTCAAGAGCAGGCTTGTAGTCTACTCTGTTAACCTTGGGGCTGTACTTAGCTGCAAAGCTTTCTATCTCATCTTTGATTGCTTCGACGCTCATTGAGTCACCCTTTGTGACTACAGAGAATCTCTGCTGTCCTGACACAGTCTGCCAGAACTTTACACTAGAAACGTCGGACGGGCTGATGCCGTTCTTGTCAAGGAACTGTTCGAACTCACTAATGACACTCTCGTTATCATTCGTGTTTTCTTCATTACGTGCCAGCTTCCTGGCTTCGTACAACGCTGTCTCACAATCTTCGATAGGGCAATTAAGTCTCTCAGATAGTACGTCAGCGCTTTTCTTAAGGTATCCTCGCCTCTCGGCGATGAAGTCTTTGATTTCGTTTACAGTCATGTGTTTGGTTTACGACTCTTTTCAATTGTTCTACCTGCGAAGTATGCACCGAATGCAGTAAGCATAAGTATCTCGAGCAGAGATACATAGCTGTCCTTTACATTGAAAGGCCATGCGTCCATGGAGTCTGCTATCATTGTAGCCATGAACATCACCATCAAACAGATCAGTGTGACGGGTCTGATGTACTTCGCAAGCTTTACATCGCTACCCATGTCGGCTTTCCACCGCTCAGTAACGTTGTTTTGAAATGCTATCTCAGCATCTATCTTAGCCTTTGCTTCGGCTGGATCAATCCCTGGCTCTTTGTCCAAGAGATTCTTTACGACACCAAGTGCACCTTGGTCAGGGAGTAGGTCACCTACTGTACTAAGTACGTTAGGTGCCTTCTCCTTTAACCATTTGCCAAGGCCGGTATCTTTTATTTTTTTACGCTCACTCATTTTGCTGCTCCAGCTAGAACTTCAAGACGAATGCCGTTTGAATCATTACCGTAGAGCTTAAGATCATCTCCTGTCTCAGTTCTCCAGGGGAACAGTGTAAACTGCCCAGGGCCGAGTCTCATGATCTGTTGGCTGCCTATGATTACATACAAGTACTTGCCAGTAGCTGTAGCCCGGTTCTTAAGAAAAACCAGAACGTTCTTATCTGCTCCGTAGGTAGATACTTGCAACATTGTCTCAGCAGCACCACTAGTGGTTGCCGTAATGCTACGTATGTATCTGTCTACGTCCGAGTCTAGCGTATATGCTTTATCGTTCCTAGACGCAAAAGCGTTAGTGAATATGTTCTTAGACTGCAGCTGCAGCGTTGTATTAATCGAGGCCATCAGTAATTATTTGTAGTATTTTTTCTACCTGCTCTCCTGTAATGTCATCAGGAAGCTGGTCTTCTCTTACGGGGTGAAGCTGGAGAGTAACGCTTTCATCAAGCATGTCCTCAACCTTTTTCATTTGGTCCTTGCGCTCTTCGATCAAGTCCTTGTTGTCTTCCTCCAACTGGTCCATAGCTTCTTTGTCTTGTGCTTCGACGAGATCTCTCATCTGGATAGACACAGTTTGGAAAGCCGGTGAGGGAACAGCTGCCTGTTCAATTGGGTTAAGGATGTGACGAATCTCCTTCATGTTCTTGCCGACAAGCATAGCGAAGCGAGAGCCTTTAATGTCCTTAACTCCTTCCAGTCCTCTGTACAAGTTGAGGAGTTCACGGTTAGTACCTTCAAAATTGATCATAATGTTTGGGTTATAGGTTTATATGCAAATTTACACAGAATTAGTTTATAACTAGGAAGTTGACTCTCATAACTCCTGCAGTTGTACCAGAGTTTTCTTGGTTGTGCAGGAGTATAGTGAATGTACCTGTACCTTGGTTACCTAGAGATACTGAGTATCTAGCGTTAGCTGTCCCAGTCTTATCGAACAAGGTCAGTAGTATGAGTGAGTTTGCAGTTACTAAGCTGTTGCTTACATCAAAGGATGCGGTCGCGTCCCCTGCCAAAGTACAGGTGCTGCAAAGTGTTATCTTACCACTTGTAGTATTGAGAGTTACCCCATCTACAAACCCTGCTGTAGCTCCTTGAGTCACTGATCCCATACCTGTATGTATGATTCCGTGATCAGCGGCTGTGAGGGTTATGTCCCCGTCCGCAACTGTGAGGTCACCTGAAGTGATGTTAACTTGACCACCCGCGACTCTGAGACTACCGTTGTTTACAGTAACGTTTTGAGACTCGTCTACGGTAAGTGCATCAGTATCTGCTGTACGAATCTTTACGCTGCCATCTGTACCACTACCAGCTTTACGGCCTCCGTTGATTGTCAGTGCGCCCCCACTACCGTTAGTATCACCGTCTCCAGCTTTGATTGTGACGTCTCCGCCTGCGTTACCTGTACCAGATGCACTTGCGCCTTGTATTGTAAAGTTGGATGTCGCTCCAGTGATGGTGTTCTTTACCGACAGGGTTTGGCTGTTACTGCCTGTGGTACCCAGAGAAATGTTGTTGGCTACGTTGAGGTCAGATGTGAAGTAAGCTGTAGGGGTAGCACTACCTATGAAGACTTTACCTGATGTGTCTATGTTAATGCCTTCGTTGGTTACGTCGTTGCTTATCCAACCACTGCCCATCCCCAGGTTGTTGTCGTCAAAGTCTACGTTGGCTGTTATACTACCAATGCTGGAAGATATCTCTATCGCACCTGCAGTATTGTTTATTGACACATTTGTGCCGGCAGTCAATGTAGACCATGCAGGCTTACCTGTAGTCTCATTGTGTATGAGAACCTGACCGTTTGCTGTAGGTGTGACTTGCTGTATGTCATTTGTGTCGTTACCAAACAACACCCCACCTTTTACAATAGAGGACAACCCTGTACCACCGTTTGCTTCTGGAAGAATACCAGCTACATCTGTAGTAAGGGTAACTGTAGTCAGGTACTCATTGGTAGTGTTCCTAAAGTTGCTGAGGTCGTAGTTAGAGGGGTCCCACGCCAAGAGGATGTTACCCTTCGTAGTGTCGTTGGCGTCTGTTTCTTCAACAATCTGTATGGGGCAGTTTGCATTGTTGTGCTCTCCGGCACTTGGCATTGATATGCTCCCGTCAAAGTCTACTCTAAATCCTTTGAAGATGAGTGTATTGTTGTCTATACCTGTAGTGGTATCTGCGCTACCTCCTCCCACGAACAGCTTTGAAGAGTTTCCTATATTAACCAAGGACGTGCTGTTTGCACCGTTGTTATGTGCAAGCGTTCCGTTGTTCAGTTTAGGGAACACGTCTGTAATAGGCAGCTGGAATGATCTACCCGTACTTCCATTGGACAGGAGCAGTACGTCGTCAGCCGTAGTTTCCCTTTTAGATTTTACCGGTAGTGATGTAAGTCTTTTAGCCATTTTAGAATATTATTTCGTTCCCGTCTTCGTCTTGGAATCCTATGGATGAATTACCACCAAAGTCCTGGGTTCTGTTGTTAGGACCAATGCCCTGTCCTTCGTTACTTTCATAGATGCCTGAGTTTGCAAGTGGATCTATCTCACAGTTGTCGCAGTATCTCTTGATGAAATCCACGAATGTCTGGAAGTAGTTCTCTGGGTTGCCCCCGCTTTGGAACTTGACGTTGATGCACGCTTCCCACACTCTTTGCTTTTTGTCTGCTGTTACTCCTGGGAGTGTCATTCCAGGAGACCAATCTGACTTTGCAGTGTAGTAGCTTGACGTACTCACTCCGTTCACGACCCTCGTGTACTTGACTGTAGTTCCTTTTCTGTAGTTGCTACTTGCAGCGAATCTTTGATATCTGCCTGCAGCCCACCTTGCTTTACAGTCGATCTCTTTCATTCTATTGCTGAAGCCTCTAACCTTACCGTTTCTCTTGACCCCGGCTTCATAGTTATCGCAGTCAAACAAACAATCAAGGTTGTTCTTTGAGCCTTCGATGAACAAGTATGCAATAAGAGCAAGCTTGGTTGTATCTACGTCATCCAGGTGTATGCCTGCTTTGAGTCGGAACATGTACTTAAGTGCATCTCCGCTGGCGCAGGACATCAGTACCTGAGTCAACCAGTCTTTGTCGTACTCTTCATTTAGAGCTGCTTCCTCGAATATCGGGTTGCATACAATTGTAGTAGTTGTGAACGTTTCGATGGGCTCACACTCATTGTTTGCTACACTCTGCTCGCATGGTTGTTGTCCAGGGTTGCACAACTCTGGATTTAGCAAACACTCTGGATTACAATCGTTGCCTACACAAGGACAGTCACCGGTCTCTAGGCAGTTCACGATAGGTGGATTTACACAGTCCGGGTTGTTCGGGTCTGGGCAGGGATCTTCGACGCAGCCCTCTCCTGTTGGGTCATCTTCACAATCTGTACATCCTGCACCATTACAAGCGTAAGTGCACTGGCCGTTGTCTGCATTTTCCCCTCTACACTCAGGGTCGTAGTTAGTCGCACTTTGATCCGCGCAGCACTTACCTCCTCCCTCGCAATCTCTGAGGCTTGCACTGAATCCTCTACTTCCTGCTGTTAGTGTTTCATCTGCACGTTTGTCGCATAGAAGACACTCTGGGTGTGTTGGGTACAAGTCGCAGAAGTCACATGTAGTGCAGTACACACAAGTGCCATCGTCAATTGTTGCGTCTGGGTCGTAGTTCTCGGCCCCAGGGTCAGTGCAACCTGCTACGTTGTCTGGACAGTCATCCGGGTTTGTAAACTGGTTACAAGGTTGAGGACAGTCATCTGTGTTCGTTATCATGTCAATGACATGATAAGTTTGCTCATCTGCGAACTGACCAAACTCTGCAATACAGTCTTCAAGTCCCCCGAAGTTTTCACCAACAGCTGTTGCGTCGATGTGGGGTACTACAAACAGAAGGTATTGACCCCCAGTTAAGTCGTTGGTTGGTCCAAAGAGCGCACCTAACGGAACATTTATTTCATATTCAGAACCCGCTAAACTTTCCCCTATACCAAATGGGTCACCGTTTGTTATAGGTGTGGTAGTCATATCCCCAACTCCTATGAAGGCTGCAGCAGTATTACTCATAGTCAGGAATTCTCCTTCTCCTAGGCCTTGTATAGCGGTTACGTTGTTGTCGTAGAAGACCATGGCCTCACCAACAACGTTGATGTTTCCTCCGCTTACGTAGGCTACGAACAGTACAAAGTTTCCTTCGTTAGCTCCAAGTGCTCCTGTTGGGCTTGATACCGAGTAGTCTTGGACTGTGACAGTCATACTGCCATCGTAGTTCGGGTCGTAGTAATAGTACGGCTCTCCTCCATCACTGGGCTCTGCTACGTAAACGCAATCTGAGCTTGCTCTGGTTGACTCTACGTCCGTTATGAATATAGAGTTAAGTGCATCATTGAATATTTCTTCGCATGGTATGTACTCGCAGGAACCATCATCGGAGTTTGCATCCGGGTTGAAGTTCACCGCTGTCTCGTCCATACATCCCTCTACCAAGTCTACGCAGTCTTCTGAAGTTGACACGTATGAGATAAGTTCTGCGGGGCAGATTACTGATGTTGGGTTACCGTCATCGTCTACTATGTAATCTACTACATCCAGCAGACTTACAAACTGGCCGCTGTTATCTATAAGTCCAGTTGCTTGAAGTGTAACTCCTATCACAGCCTCACCCACAGATCCGTTGTTATCCTGATCGAAGTCAAAAGGACCTGCATTTATAACAGCATTTGCTCCCTGGAATGTGCTGATCACTGACTGTGTTATAGCTATCTCTGGATTAGGTACGTAGAGACCGTTTTCTACTATGTGAGAAACTACTGTCTGTTCAAGAATACCATCTACAGTTATCTCAACTATGTAATAGAATGCAAATCCTGTCTGCGGTTCAATGAGTTGATATGCATCTCCTAGAGTTCCACCTTGTCCTGGGTCTGACTGTACAAAGAATCCATCGATAAGAATGCTGAAATTAGCTTCTCCGTACACATTTCCATTCTCGTCTGGTCCGACGCAGTCTGTAGCTATTTCTGTAAGACACCAAGAGTAGAAGTTGCCGCAAGTTACACTTTCGTCCTCTCCTTGGAACTCACATATTCTTGAGTTGAGCAATCCTGTAGATATACCATCCTCAGATGTTACACAGAAGTTAGGTGTAAATACACCGGAGCCATCTGCGAGGAATGTATTAAATTGGTCTGTTGGGGTGTTTACTCCAGGGTAGAAACTTACTCCATCCCATGGAGTTCCTTGCCACGGAGCATTGTCTGCTCCTGCATAGTTTCCTGCGGAAGTTGATGTTGGATCAGTACATTCACAGTATTCCACGAAGAAGTGGTAGGCCATGTAGTAGAACTGCTTCTGACCGCAAGTCTGTAGTGGTTGGAATCTAAGTACAGCTACATATTCTCTTCCTGCTTCTAGCCCTATGTCTGTTACTGTACTTGCATCATCGGGATCAAAGTTTCTAAAGTAGAATGAACTAGCATCACCAGTGTACTGGTTTGCTAGTGTTGCTACCTCATCGAAACTTTCCAACCCAACTCCAGAGAAGTTCCCAAATATATCATAGTACACATTTGTTTGTGCAAATGTTGATCCGTCTCCATTGCTTTCTACCGCCCAACCATTACCGAACGTGTTAGCGGGCACAGTTCTGTTCTGCCAGTCGTCGTACGTATATATCTGACATACCCACCTAGAAGCAAGCTCAGAAGTAATCATATCGTTTAGTGCAACCTGATACCCACCACTATAGCTATCGTTGCCTAATTGCTGTTGAGAGCCTTGGTCAGATGCAGGTACAAGACGGTCAAGCAAAGCATCATGCCTCATAGCGAAGTATGTAAAGGCTGTATTAGGTCCTCCTCCTGATCCGCTTGTTAACGCGTTCTCTGAAGTGTTTACTGCATTAAACAAGTTACCATCCTGCCAGTCATAAATATCTGGGCTTGACGTTGGTACGTCAGCCAGTCCCCCTCCAACATTTCCTATATATGTAGCGGGGGCTGTTCCGTATAGTCCGTTTGCGCTAACACTGTCTACGTTTCCAGGAGTTGTATTTATAAGAAGTGGAAGTGCTTGCACAAAGTGTAAGGCATTTGCATCCGAGTCTAAGGCAGTTTCGCAGAAGTAACAACTGCCGTCATCCACGTTGGCGTTAGGATTGAAGTTCACTGCGTTTTCATCAGTGCACCCTTTAATAGAATTATCTGGATCTCCGTCGCCGTCGTTATCTTCAAATCCTGTGTCAATAGTGTGATCTCCTATTACAACAAACTTCCTATTTCTGTATGGGGGTTTGTCTTTGGATACGTCGCTGCACTCTGTAGTAATACCTAACGACAGTATAGAACATTCTACCTCTGTGTTTTCCCAGCTCTGTGTCCATCCCAAGTCTACATGAGCTCTTTTAGGATCGGTTCCTGCTATTGCTAGGCTTCCTGCTGAGAACAACAGCATATGTCTGTGAGGTTCATCATCACTTGAGGCAGCACTGTTATATCCGGCTCCACCTATCGTGGCAAATACTCTTGCTTCATCTGCTGAGTCATGAACAAAGAACTGCAGGTCTTGATCTATGTATGGATCTCTGCCGGGAAAATACTTGTATGTAAAAGTATTAGTATCAGCTAAGACATCCGTTGGATCAGCCAAACTGAGGCCCAAGAACTCTGTTTGGAAGATGTCACCGTACCCATTAAATCCTAGGCCAAACTCAGAGAGAAGGACTGTCTGAGTGGAGTTGGTTGTTGTTCTGTACTCTACAGAGGTTGCAGCGGCGAGCGTTCCGTCAGCGAGGTAGTTTAAGGCGTAGCCGTTATCTACATTGGCGTTTCCTGTTACTGAGAAGTATGAGTTTACGTACAGCAGTGATGGAAAGGCATCTGCACCACCTGTCCCCGTTTCTGAGTACTGATCAGTTACAACGTTTCTAGGATATATGACTACTGTTTCAAACCTTTTGCTGTCAGGGCTAGTGCCCTTTCCGACTTCGCCTACAGGTAGTGACTCTACAACATTTCTACATCCGCACCGGTCATAGTCTAGTTCCTCGTTACATAGAGACAAGTTTCTGAATCTAACTAAGCTTGTTTCGTTTTCGTCCCCTAAAACAGCCCACGTTGCTTCAGAATTTTTATCTGTGCAGAAAGTTGAGTTTACACCATTAATGCCGTTGGCAGCTATAGCGTATGTGGGAGGTAGTGTTGAACTGCCCCCTCCGGAAGTAACGTTAACTCGGTACTTAACTCGGTGTAGGGTGTCTCCAGCTCCCTGCTCTGTTATTGGAGAAAACCCATAAACGTCAGTAAAAGTTGGTATGTCTGAAGTAGCCCAAGGCGCATAATCGTCATTACTAATCGCTATAGCTTGAGGAGACTCTGCGTATACAAATGCTGTATAAGTGAAGAGCACAGAACTTGACAAGTTCTGACTGTTAACAGCGGCTGATGCTACTGTGGGCCACCCAGAAGTTAACCCTGTAGATGCTGGCGTAAAGCCGGCTTCTCCTCCTCCTATGTTAGCTCCTATGGTTCTTGAGGCGTTGTAAAAGGTTTGGTGTATTCTGGTTGCATGGTACACACCAGAGAACAATTTATCATATGCTGGAACCAGTTCTTGGTTCTCCGAGGTAGAAATATAGTTTTGGAAACTGTGCGCTGACGTGTTGTCTGGGTCAGCCCCCATGTAAAATGCATTTGATATAAAGTCCTGCCACCCTATATTTCCGATAAGTACTGCGTTTAAAGCCTCAAGACGCATATACTGACTGCCTCCTAGAGCTGTCTGGTTAGAGGCATCAGGATTGCCTGACGCTTCATTGTATGATGATTGAAAAGCCCAACTAGCATACCAAGCCCAAATGTTTACGTCATTTGAGTTGATTGCACTACCTACACCATTTGTAATGTTGTAGTTAGTAGTTGAGTTTATGGTGAAGTTAGTGTTCTCCCACTTATAGAAAGTAACATAGTGCATAAACTCAGACTGAGCATGCGGGTAGTAAGGACTTCTGTAGATACCTCTGTCTGGGTGTACTCTCAGATTCTCACACCTAGCGTTGGATCTGGTTGCTGAGTCATCATACCCGTAGGTATCTCCTAGTTCATATCCTTGGTTTGGTATGCCTAGACCTGTAGGTAGGAAATCACCACCCACGGTCTGTGGTAGGTAAGACCCACCTATAGAAGACGCACCGTATTTTGTATCTCCGTAACTAGGTCCTACTACGTACTTCCAGGCATAGAGTCCATAATTTATATATCCATGGGTTTCCCCTATGTTTAGTTGTGGTCCGTGGAATTCAAGCAAGCTGAATTGATCGCCCTTACGCTGGCTTCTGTAAGTACTAGTACGTCTGTCTATTCTCTGCTGAGATTGAGGATCAACCATGTCCATCCTGTCCCTTGTCAGGTCCAGTTTTCTAAAATCTGGTTTTGAGTTCCTGCCGTATACGGCGTTTCTAAGAAAGTGTATTTGTCCGGGGGCAGTTATTGCTTCAGGGGGAAGATCAAACGCTGACCGCTGGTGCTTAGGCTGAGCTGGGGCTAGTCTACTAGCTGAACCGGGAGTACCGTTGAGCCACTTTGTTTTTGTCCTTACCGAGTTCCACTGTATACCATCGTTAGCAGTTCCTAGATCTTGAACCTTCACTGTTGCCCCTATGTTACTGCTGTCAGCCCCAGTTAAGAATCTGGCTACGTCAACTGTGGGGTTTTGGTGTGCTTTATCGCCAGTTGATGCTGGCACTCCAGCAAGAACGAATGGTACTTGCCTCTTATTTACAGCTACCCCTAAGTCACTTCTGCCCCCTTGTAGCAGCAAACACCCTTCTAGTATAACTATATCACCGGGCTGGACTTGATCAAAAAGCTTTTCAAGCAGATATACTTTTACTGCCAGGTGCCCATCTGTAAGATATCTGAACTCTGTCCGCTCGATGTACTCTGCTAGTGTGTTTCCTGTTATAGTAACTAGAGTTAGGTCATCTGACTTTATTTTAATAGACGTGGGCTGCACACCTACCAGCTCTCTTATAGGCTTATTAAGCAGACCGTTCTCAAAGTTTCCCTGAAGGCCGTCACCTCCGTTAGCGCCCCCGTACAGCAAAAGATCTGCAGAAGTCCACCCCTCGTAAGCTAACTCTTCGCTTGAGAGATACCGTATTTCTGAGGGAGAATGCGCGGAATTGTGTATGAATATATCAAATGCGCTAGCGGCATGAGCCTCTACGAACGTAAATACGGGTAGATCTCTGCCCCCCTCTCTTGTAGAAAATCCAAGTACTCTAGCCATGGGTAAGGTTTAGCAGCCGCAAGCACAACGCTCTTGGCAAAATTCTTTTGCTTTGCGATACATGTCGTTAGCGTCGGTTTGTCTACCGTTTGTTGCAGCAAAGACAGCAGCTTGTAGCAGGAGATAAATCTTCTCCGCAAGCTTGAGATCTTCCTTGCACTTATCGCACTTACATGTGCAATGTATTGCGTCATGCACCAGCTTAGCGATGCAGCACTGTATGTCGGCTGTACCTACTGAGTACTCAACTGTTTTATTACCTCTACCATCGTCTATGGTTGTCTTCAATACCCCGCTTGAGTTCATAGTAAGCGCAGTAACAACCTTACCCTTCTTGGTGCGGGCTCTCTGAGAGACGGTGTCTCCGGTGAATAGGTTTTCTACAGTTACGGTGTAGTTAGTTCCCCTAGCTGCTCCAGGAGATGCTACCAAAACTCTTTTGCCTGAGTATACAGATCTTGTTGCCATGATGATAAGTAATAAAGGGGGACACCCTATGTGCCCCCCATATTAGATTAGCTCCAAACGAAACGCTTCGCAGTACGAACAGTAACTTGGAACAAAGTGTCAATTACTGAGTTAGAGCCGTCAGCAAGGAGTGCCGTGCCAGACGAACCTACGTAGATACGAACACTGTTTGTCTGACCTGCAGGAGCAATTCCTGCACCAACTGGCCAGTTAGGAGTGTTGTAGTTGATGTCGATGACATCGTATGCAAAACCAGACTGAGTAAACGTAGTCTGATCAGTTGGGAAGTACATACGGTTGAAGTTTCCGTACTTACCTCTAGTACCCTTCTCATCAGAGATAGCCTGCCAGTCGTTACCAGCACCAATAACCAAGTTAGCCTTGGTGTTAGTCAAAGTGCTGTCTACTGCACCAGTGTCGCTGAGGGTGATCATAATGTCAAGATCAACACCAGCATGGCGAGCAGTGTAGGTGTCACCAGACGTAGTAGTCGTAGTAACATTAATCAACTTGCTCAAAATGCCGTGAGCATCAACTTTTTCCTCAAGCTTAGCACAGAAGCCAGCAAGGTTATCAGTAGCCAACTCAGAGTTCAGCACCTCAATGTTGAAGACCTTGTGGTTTGTGGTATTGAAAGCTGCGAGTGGGAACTCTTTGCTTTCACCACTCAAGTCAGTCATCGTCAGGTCCTCGTTGTTTACGAAGTACTCGTAAGCAGTAGGGGTAGTTCTGATGACAAACTTGACCAGTCTGTCTTTACTAGTAGCCATTGTGTTGTCAGTGATGGTGTGCTTAGCACCTACAGAAGCAGTGTGGGGCGTGTATTGAATGCTCTTGATGTTAGCCGTAGGGATAACAGGAGTAGCAATTGGGTTTCCGCTAGGCATACCCTGAGCAAACTGCAAGTGGCTGTAGTGCCATGCTGGATTGACCGAAGTCAGAGCACTCACCTCAGTCACTACGAGTTCGTCAGCCACTTGGATACCGTCAGCAGGGTCATCTGCATCTGTACCAACAATGTTCACGTTAGTAGTAGAGTACAACTGATTTGCAGTAATCCAAGCTTGTCCGTATGAATCCCAAATACCACACTCGTGGTTGGCAGCGGTAGTGCTACCTACAATAGATCCGAAATTGGTGGTCGCGCCCGGGATGAGCTGACCATCGTTGCAGATAAAAGTCTGCGAAAGATTAGAAGCCATGGTAATAAAGTTTTATGGCGTTCAACAAAAATTACTCGCTCTCCAGGACCTCCCCAGATTGCGTTTGATATCTTGGAGACTCGAATGACTCCAGGATGCTTTTAACTGTCATCTCCACAATCTCGTGATGAGTGTGCTCTGCCAGCTCGCAGCCTATGCCCTCAGCTAAGTTGACATTTACAGGTCTGCGTAAATACTTTATAGTTACGTTGAGAGGTATCGTATGTACGTCAGAGTACAAATCTACGAAATTTTCTTGCATCGTGTACATGATGTTGTCCGTTTTTGCAGTGTTAAACGGATCGTCAAGCAATGCAAATATGTCATCGTGTTGGACTGCCTTACAAAGTTGCCTGCTTATCTTAGTGTGGTTTTGACTTAGGTCAGCTTTTCTATTTACTTTGTATGACACTTCAGGGGATTCAAAGATTTTTCTCTCTATTCCACCGTCCTTTAGTGGTGCATATGCAGGTGCGTACTTTATCAACCCATATATACCATCATATATCCCATCTGTAGAGTTCTGAACTTGGTGTGGCTTTGCCAACCCACTCCCGTCAGAAAGTTTTCTTACTGGGTAGCTTAGGTATATTTCGTTACCATCTGCGTGGGGAGAGTCTGAAGTTATAGAGCTGGAGAACATGTCAGCCAAACCATCTTGGTAAGATCTTCCAGGCACATAGCCTTCAGCCCACATCAGTGGATTTAACAGTTCCTCTAAGCTAGTTCTGCTTCCAATCGTGCTCCATATAACTTCTAACTCCCCAAAAACGTTAGCTACTGATACTTCTCGTATTACATTGCCTGGTTTTCCAGAGTCTATGGGTATTCTTAGAAACCTATCTGTTGTAGCTATCTCTTCAAACCGTACAGGCTTATTACAGTTTACTGCAAGTGTGCTCTTTATGTTGATGAGGTACATGTAATCTACAGGAAGCTTGAATCTCTCCAAGTTTATAATCTTATTTCCTGTAGCTGAGTAAACTGCCCCGAAATAACTACCCGAGCCTATTGCTTCTGATCCACCTTTTATGTTCAAAGGTGTAGAATAGTCTTCAAGTAGCGTTCTGAGGTCGTCTATCCTCTTCTGAGATTGCTCAAACCCTTTTCCTTTGGGATTGGACATGGGATTGTAGCGCTGATTGATGAATCTGCGTACGGCCATGTTGATTTCATGGTCAATCTCTTCAGGTAAGAGATTGTCAACCTGGAAAGATGCGACTTTTTGCACCCCCAGGTTGACAGCTATATGCATCTCTTGTATTGTCACGCTATTGTCTTCAGTTGAGCTCTCATAGCGTTAACCGCTCCTGAGTTCTTCTTGTTTTTAAAGTAAACTATGGCGTCGGTTTGGTTCTCTCCAATGGTCTCGTCCCCGTATATGTACTGGTTTCCGATTTTACGCAAGACATCCTTGCTAACCATCTCTTCAATCTCTGCCTTAAGGTCGAGATCTTTGTCAGTTGCAAACTTCAAGAACTTGGCTGGGTTGTTTCCTTTGAGTTCGTACAGTTTGTTTTCAATTTCCAAGTCAGTTAGCTTCTCTGGATTAGATCCGTCGCTAAGTAGTCTTACAAGTCTTCTCATTTTGTCAACATCTGTTGAGCACTTGATGAACTCTTTGTCTGCTTCCTTGCTAACTTTTACTTTTGCGTTCTTCTTAAGAAGATCTCGTTCAGGATCGTAGATATAGAACTTTTTTACTGGGTCTTTCTCCATATGTTCTTGACTATCTGCTACCTGTCTATGCTTCTTGCACCACTGAAAGGTGATGTAGTCCATTACGTTGTGCGGGTGACCTGTCTCATCTACTGTAATGTCCAACTCCTTACCTTCAAATGGTACCTTCAGTGCCATACTGGCCCAAAAGTCTTTTTCAAGCCTTGGCCAGGCTTCGTGTGTTGGGGGCACGTCGAGTATTCCTGTCAACAACCTGTGTGCTTCATCTCCTTCTACTCCTCTAAGAGGTTGTCTTCCAACGTAGATGGAGCCAATCGTAATTTTTGCCCCAGCTCTGATCTCTTTTGGGAGATGGTTGAGGACTTCTTTGCGTCTGATTATAACTTTTTTCATGTTCTTTTGAGTTAAGAATAAACTAGTCCTGGCTGCAAATCGGGGAGAGCCGACATTTCAGCTCCCCCCTTTGCAAACCAAACACCAAATTACGATGCAGTGCAAGTCAAGTCGAGCGAAGTATCGAATCTGCGGAGCAGGATACCAGCTGTCTTCAACATGTGCACAGAAGCACCGTCTATATCTGAAGCTCGCGTGTCGGTTTCAGTGAAGCCCTTAGGCACAACTGAACCTGCAACACACCAGCGGAGCATTTCGCGTCCCTTCTTGTTCAACATCTGGAGGTTGTTCTCCCCGTCATAAGATGACTGGTCAACAAACACCATTCTGTATGACTCAAGCGGCAATCCAGACTCAGGGTGCTTCTGAGAAGCCTGAGCAACAGGGCCGTGATCGAACAATGGGACCTTAACCACGTTCACCGTGTGACCATCGACGTGGTCGTACGAGGTGAAGTAACCAGTGATACCCAAGCTACGACCGCTACCAGTGATAAACTTAGACTCAGTAGTTCTGAGGTAAGAGTTTGTAGTAGTACCGACACCGCTAGAGCTAACACCGTTAGCGTAGTAGCTGCGGAGAGCCTTGTCGAACTCACGTGCACCACCAATACCGGTGTACAAAGTCACCTGCTTATCAGTAGCGTCGGTCATTCCGTAGAACAAGTCACCAATCGTGTCCTCCAACTTCTTCTGCGTGAGAGTAGAGTAGGTGTCCTTATTGATGATCTGCTCGAACAAACCAGGACCAGATATAACTGGTTGGCCATTCTCGTCCAACATTCTGTTAGATCCTTTGTCATCATAAGTCTTGTTTCCGTACCAGTAGTACATCTCACACTCTTCCTTAAACTTGAGCATGTGACGGTACTCCTCGTAGTCCATCCACAACTTCGTAGAAGAACCTTCCTTAGTTGGGAGGTTGAACTCTGCTACGTAGTCTTTAGCGTTACCAGAGAAGTGGTAAGACTTACGCACAGTACCAATCTTAGAACGGACCAACCCGGGAGCTGTCCAGTTAGAAGCGTTACCGCGTGAGAAGTCAATACCAACGTTAGCAAACAACATGCCCCAAAGAGCACCTGCTGCACGGTCCTCTGAAGGAATAGCTGTAACGTCTGGAGAAACGATTTGGAGTTCATACTCGTAACCGTTACCAACTGATCTAGGTTCGCTCATAATCCGAGCCAACACACCAGTCTGTGAGACCAAAGTGTATGGGAAAATGAACCACTTGTCAGGGAAGGTCAATCTGAAGGGTGCACCTCCAGTTCCGTCTCCTGTGTTAGCGACAACTGGGCGAACGTTAACTTCATGGGTCTTGACACGATACTCAAATTCAAATCTATTGATTGACTTCGTGTTACCAACCCCTTCAGTCAAGAAGGAAAGAGGAAACTTCTTTTCTTCACGTCCGGCCAAGTGCGTAATGATGGGAGAGAGCTCTTCGGGCTTCTCCATCAAAGCATTAACCAACGAGTTTGTGTCGGTCATCTGCTGGTCATTGTAGTACGTTTTAAGTACCTGCATCAAAGCCATGATTGTTTATTTTAAAAGGTTATGCTTAAAAAAGCGCGTTTATGTCCAGTTGATCTGGATCAAATGATGGTTGTCTACGCTGAGCTTTACGAGCACTCTTGACTCTCTCTTCGTTAGACTGGATACGTTCCCTGAGATTTCTGACACTCTGCGTGCGTGCTTTTGTGTCAATGATATCTCCGAGATCAAATCCGCTATACATGAGATAGTCTATTGCGAGCTTGATGTCGATGTTGGCATCAGCATAGTCTAGGTCTCTTTGAGTATTGCCTTCCTCGTCTACGGGAGCGGAGATGTAATCGAAGAAGTCTTGCTTATCTGAGTCTGGGATCACTATACCTGCAAACTCATTGTCTTCTGAGATGTAGTCTGCTACATCGCCCCAGAAGTTTTCTTGCACCTGCTCTTCGTACGCTTGCGCCTCAAGTTGCTCTTGGTACAAAGCTTCTCTCTGCTGCTCTTGCATTGCAGTAAGTTCTCCTTGTGCTATCAATGCTTTGTTGTACAGCTTACCACCTTCTTCGAAATCGTTGAGCATCTCGAGGATAAACTCATCTTGGTGGCCCATTGCTTTGTAGTACTCACCAAGCATAGCGCGTTGGAGAGTCACATCCTGTTCCCTAAGCTCGATACGGCTGTAGTCTGACTGTGGGTTGTTTGCAGCGTAGAACTCCTGTGGGTCTCCGCCAGCCAACACAAAGTCGAGGTGAGCTTGTATCTCTGGGTACTGGTCAAACAGATCTTGCAGCTGTGCTTCTGCAACTTCTTCAGACATATCTCTGACAAAGCTGGTGAGCCCCTCTACAGTATCGGCATACTCATTTTCTAATTCAAATCCGAGAATATCAGAGATCTTATCTGCGATGGGGAGATCGTCGTATTCGTCTTCGGTGAGTTCGTCTTCAAACTCTTCGTCGTCATCTTCCTCATCATCATATTCGTCCTCTTCGTCGTAGTCGTCTTCTACGGTGTCTTCATCGTCATCGTCATCGTCGTCTTCATCGACATAGTCTTCGAAGTCTTCGTCTCCATATTCTCTAGGGTCTTCGTCGATGATGTCATCATCGTCGTAGTATTCCTCAACGTCTTGAGGCTCCTGTTCGACTGTTTCCAGTCCTGGTGCGCCTTCCCCAACGACACTGTCGAAGGTAATGGCGCTAAAGTCTAGTTTGTTGTTTGGGTCTGACATTACGCAAAAATATTAATGGGTTTGGTTTGTATTTCTGTAAAATTATTTTATACAGTTGCTATTATTATATATCACTTGCGCTTTCTGCGCTTCTTTCGTCTATCTATCATTCCTCCTCTTCTACGTAGTGACTTGAGCGAGTTAAGTCCAAACTCGTAAGCTTTCATATCTTCAAAAGATATGTAGCCTGGAGCGGCTTTATCTAAGTTAATTGGTTGGGGTCCTCGTGATGCTCCTGCTCTAGATATCAAAGGTTCAGAGCTGCCGGGGAGTGAAATGTTTAGCCTTCCTTGATCAGCGTGTACATCAAAGCTTTGTCGTATTCTTATAGGCTTTCCGCCCAGCGTTTCAAATACCTCAGTATTGAAGAGTTTATCTTTTGCCCGTTCTGGGAGTTTGTTTATTGCTCTTTTAGCTCTATCAGGAAGTCTGTCCAAGAGTGGAGAGGTTGTTCCTTGTTGAAACGGTTGGAGATCCCAGTCATCAACCATATCTACTCTCATACCCTTATTCATTGGGGTTGTCTCTATTCTGTATCCACCCATCACACCATATAGGTCATCAGTGTATCCTACAGATACACCTTTATTTCCTTTAAGACTTGCTTTACCAGCTGCCAGGTGTTCCCCGAATGGTATCTTAGGTCCATGTTTCCATTCATCTGAGAGAGGTGCTGTCCATTTTCCTCGTGCAATCAAATCTTTCTTTACAGCTTTGGGTATCTGAATGTCTCCCACATTGGACGCTGCAAAGTCAAGTTGGTCAGGGTCTCTTAGCTTAACCTCTCGTCCGCTGACTCCGGAAGGTTTGTATGAACCATACCGTTGTTCTTTTCCAAGACTTAACCGAACTGCATCAATTCTGTTTTCAATTTGATCTCGTTGATTTTTTGGTATTCTATCATACGGCACAATCGGATTTATGCCCCTGCCCCTGTGTGCCCGGAATACGTTTTCTACTTGTTTCTTCTTGCTGAATACACTTTGCAAAGTTTCTTTTGGGCCCAGAGACTTTTTACCGTACCCAAAAGGAACTTTAGAGTAGGTCAACCCAAATCTAGCGGGGGCTCTAAACAGTCCTAGGGCACCCTTTCCCGTCATAAATGCACCTGCAGGATCAAATGCTATATCTGCTGCTACTGCTTTAGCCCCAGTTAGGCCTAGTGTTGTAGACGGGGAGTAGTTTTCTTGTTTTATACCTCTGGCTGCATCTGTGTAGGCAAACGGGTTTGTATTTATTTTCTTTCCTGTAGCAGCATTGAGGAGTGCGCCTGTAGTAACTCTACCCGGCCATGACATTGCATCTGTAGCTACGTTTATCATGTTGTTGCCTGCAGTATTGATGTCTTCTCTTACCCCAGACTCAAACTTTTTTCGCTTAGACTTATCTGTCTTGGCGTAGTCTCCTACAATGCCTGACCCTGTTCTTTTAACAGCGTCTTCTACAGAGTCTAATCCTTTCCTGTCTTTCTTTGCTACTACCTCTGCTGTCCCTAACAAGACGGGCATTTGAGTGCCGTCTTCAAACGTCATGATTCTGGTGCCTGGAACTGTATTCTTATCCAGCTTGTGTTTTTCTGACCACGTCAAGGATACTTTTTGCTTCTCCTCTTTATTATCGTCCTTAGCCCCACCAGTCTGCATCTTTTTTACTTCTCCCCCTTTTTGATACGTAGCTGGGGTTTCTATCACGGTACCGTGATTTGGTCCCGTAGGCAAGTTGGTTATGCCGGGGGGTACATTCTCGTATGACTGTATCAGATGTCCCTGCTCATCTACTTTCTTAATGTTGATAGGTGCTTTCATACCTATCGTATTGAACGGGGTATTAGGAGGGACGTCAGGGAAGACCATAGTTTGATTGAACTCCCCGGCTTTGTGGTAGGGCCTCAGCCCTTCTTTCTGTTGTTCAGGCGTTTCTGCAACCAGCGGCTTAGCCTGTTCTTGTTGCTGTCTATGTTCAGCCAACAAATCGGTACCCTGAGCGTAGGCCTTGTATACGTCAAGTATAGAGCCCTCCATACCGGATGCTCTAAACTCCTCTAGCAATCTCCTACGATCAGCGTTTGTCATTCTCCGTCAGGTCTTAGGTCACCCTCTTTGTTAAGGGCTTGCTGCTTAAGATCTAGCTCTCTCTGCTTTATCTCAAAGTTCTGCTGCATCTTGGCCATGTCAATGTTCAGCCTATCCTGATTGTCTGAAGCTTCAGCTTTGATAAGCGCCAACTCGATCTGCAACTGTCTGTCCTTCTCTTTGTCGACAGCCTGCTGCTGTATCTGCATCTGCTGAGTCTTCTGCTGTTCAACTTGAGCTTGCTGTTGAGCTTGCTGTTGTTGTTGCTCCAACTCTTTCTGTGCTTTCTCAGCTTTCTTGATCTTATCCTTGATGCCTGCGTAGTTCTCAGTATCGAACAGGTCAAGTACTGCAGAAGCTGGTACCCCGTTCTGAATCATAGATTGAGACAACATCTTAGCTTGTTCAAGCTTGTCTTGGTCTCTACCTGCATCAGACACGAAGATGCCGTACTCTGTCTCCATGTGTTGCATAGAGTCGATGTCGATCATTTCAGTAGTCATGTCAGGCATAACGTACATGGCCTTCTTACCTGAGAGCCAGGCTTCTTTCGAGTAATCGATCAAGCCTTGCAACTCACGTTGTTCAAAGCGTGCATACTTACGGAAGATGTCTTCGGTGATATGCGATGACTGTACGATTGCCTGCTGTGATGTAGCCTTGCCTTCGTACGGCCCGATACCACCTTGTCTTTGTCTGTTGACTCCTGATATCTTCTCCCACTCCTGCATGATGGACTCGAGAAGATTGAGATACTGGTCGATTGTCTTGATAGACATGTCAAGTACAGACTGGTGCTGCGGTGACAGCTGTATCCCTTCTTTGTTGTAATCTACCCACGCGATACCTGTACCTTCTACGAAGTACATGAACTTATCCATGTCCCACTTCTTGGGTATCATGTTGATGTCAAACTGGGCTATGATGTCTTTTGATCTTGCGATCGCCAACTCCATTCTATACTTAAAGATGTTGTAGTTGAGCTGGAATGGGACACCCAGTGATACAATTGATATGTTGTCAGCGTTGATGTCTGAGTACTTTCGTCCATTGACTGGTAGTTTGCAGAGTGATGGGTTGTCAAGTGATGTACGTTGGTTGGAGATGGGGTTCATCTTGATGTAGAAGTCCCCGTCTATACGCGTGCCTTCCCACACCTCATTGACCCACTCGTATTTAATCTTAGCTCCTTGTTCTTTTAGTTCTTGCGGGATACGGAATCCGTCCTCAACCTGCATCTCTTCGATGACTCCTGTGACTTTGTCTTTGTAAGACAAGAACCCAATGCGCTTGCGTGACTTCCAGTATACAGTAACTACTTCGATAAGTCTGTTTCTATAGATGTTGTCATCTGACCCTGTAGCCTCTGATCTGTACAACAAGTAAGACTCAGTAGACTGCTGCTTTGGGTTCTCCAACTGCAACACCTGTTCAGGCGTGAGATACGGGCTGAACATGTCCACTGCGCTTGATGCGTGCACAAACTTTCTGATGATGGCCCAGTCCCCGTCCTCCACGAACTCAATGTCTGGGTCTTTATCGAAGTCTATATCAAGAGGGTTAAGTATCTCGTAGAATGGTTCTGCATTACGCACGCCTTTGTGCGAGTACACCTCACCCGTCACCAGGTAGTGGAAGAACCCTTTCTGGAACTTGTCGTATATCTCCTGATGCTGCATGATGTAGTTCAACGCAGCCTGTCCTTTGATGGCTCTGTTGTCTACGTATGTACGCTCGAACTGCTCCAGTACTTCTTCTGGGAGTGGGATCTCTTCGGGGTTGCCTACAAGGTCTGAGTTTCTAGCTAGTTCATTCAAGAACATCTTCTGAACCTGAGTAAACAATGCTTGCTTCTTAGCCTCTTCTTTGCGAGTGACTGCATCTGCATTGGCTATGATAACGCTGTAGTTCAGAGGTCTCTTGGACTTCTCCCCCAGCAGCAGGTCAATGATGGGCTTGATGATTGGGTAGTTGCGCAGCTTTGATGGGAAGTTGCTTCTCGTTTTCCCGTACGGCTTAAGCACATACTTGTAGTCATCGTCATCGATGTTACCGTTGTAGTATTCATACAAGGCTTTCAGTCTGGAGCGGCGCTCTGACAGACCAAACTTAGACATATCTATGTAGGCTTCAACGCATTCCTCTGCCCACTTCTTCGTCTTCTTTGACCTCGGGATACGCTGTTGCGGTATTTTATGGGTACCGTACATCTGGCTAAAATTACTTATAAATACGGTCGAACCAGTCGTCCGTAGATCTATCGGATAGAATTTCGGTTACCTCTCTATTATATAACTCTCGCGTGTGGTACATACCCACCATGAAAGCCATTACCCTATCGAAGTTTCCTCTGTGGTTAAATTTAATCAATTCTTGGAGAAGTCCGGGATCGTATATCTTATGCAAGTTAAGTGTTACGTTACCGTCTTCATCTGTGTGTCTTGGTGTCACCAACCAGTCTCTGATGTACAACTCTCCCTGCCGCTTCCGCTGCTCGGTCATGTGCATCCCGTACTGGCGTCTTACATTTCTGGATCGCAGTTCTCGCTTGTCCAGCATTTCAAATTCTTCTTGTAGCTTATGTAGTTTGCGATATCTCTTCGCGTAAGCAATGAGCTCTCCACGGTCGTTCTCGAACCCGATTTTTGCGTTGTAGTACTCCGCCAACATAAATAGATTGCGGTTGTACTCATCCTGTGTTTGTGGTCTCCCGACATAGCTTGCTACTATTATATCATCCGGCTTGGATAGATTGTTTGGTCTCTTGATGACGTATGCAGCCCCAAGCGATTCATTGCTCGTAGACTTTGACTGAGCATAAGGGTCATGGCAGATAAGATACAAATTGTGAGGCACTTCTTTTTCGTTCGTTAGGTAGGGTGCTTCGTATACCACTACCGCCCCCTCTGTCTTATCCCCTTTTCTGTGTGGGAACTTGTAGACTGGTTGGACATCTCCAGATGGTCGGAACGATGCCTTCCCGTCTTTGTCGTAGTACATTACTCCTGCTGTCCCCTCAGTCTGTAGGCCATGAGCTTTAACCTTGTTATACTGCTCTTTAAGACTGTTGACATCAAAAAGATTTGCTGTGACTTGTAGCGTCGCTTCTTGAGGGGTGAATGGGTGCTCCGCGACGTACTGGTCAAGCGCCTTTGGGTCATTAGCTCCCTTCTTCTTCTCCCTTTGTATCTCTTCATGTTTCTTGGCTTCTTCTATCATAGAGTTACCGTTCTCATCTATGAACCCGTCTAGGTTTTGGTAGATTGGGACAAAGTATCCGCAGACAGTTCCCATAGCTCCTGCATCCCACTCGTTGTCAAATGCCATGCAATCATACGACTCAGGGTGGTAGAACAATTCCTCCATACCCTCGAACCCAGAGCCCTCTTCACCACCCGTACCGAATGCTATCATGGTACCCAGTGTCTTTGAGCCCTGACGCATTGTAGGCATAGCCACTTCCCAAGCTTTCAGCAGTCCTCCGAATGAACCTGCCTCCTCAAAGAAAATCAGATCACCTGCTTTACCACGGACTTTGTCTGGGTTATCCTTCAACGATACCCCTATGATTTGGGACTTCATCCCAAGTTCAACATCTGCCCCGTTTACGTTCTTCTTGTACCCGGATTGTTTGTGCATCTCACGGTCACGCAGGCGAGGTTGCGTCCATGCCGTGTTGTCGTCTATGAATGACAGGAAGTCCCAAGCTTTGCTGAGCAGTCCATCCCCGATCAGGTACTCTTTCTGCGAGGCGAACACATAGTTCTTGGAGTTACGCATCAGGAAGTAGTTCCTGGCTAGCATAGCCCCAGCTTTGTACGAGAAACCTTTACGTCTTGCTTTCAAGACGACCATATGCCTGTTTGTTTTTCTGCACTCGTCTACCGCAGTGAAGTACTGGTGGTCTCCGTCGTAGAAGGCAGGAAATGTTCTGTCTCTTCGGGCGATCTTTGTACCATCTGCCAGGAACTCGTCTACGACTCGGTCTATAGGGCAGAAGTTTAGGTAGAAATAGTGATACCCCGTTATGTCTAAATATCCCTGCGTGCATCTCTCTTTCTGTTCGTCCCAGTAGTCGTAGTACTCTCGCGTGCCCGGCAACGCATCGGTGTAGAACCCGAAGTCTAGGTAGTGCTGAGCAGCAGGTGAGTATTTACTGGAGTTTTTGAACATACGTTTTTATTTTGCTCCAACCCATAGCAGTTTCAGACTGCAACTCTAGTTCGCTAACTGATAGAGCTATGTAGTCTTTGTTAAGCTTAGCTTGTTCGTTAAGCATCACGCCTCTTCGGTACTTGCTGGAACTCCATATATATATCACATGTATCTTTCTTTCTTTGATGTGGTCCAGTTGTTTGATGGCTATGTCCTTCTGTATCACTGGATTAACAAAGACAGACTTAGACCTCAGAAGAGCGCAGTCATAGTAGCAAGCTGACAGTTCTCTGACATGCAGGGGTTTGCGCGAACACTTCACTCCCAGGTCACTTATAAAAGCTTTCACTTTCTTCTTGAGCTGATTGGATGCTCCTACGATTGCTATCTTCATTGTGAGTACTTGTTAGTTATCACTCCTCCTCTGTTGGGGTTGTCCTTTTGTTCGTGTTTCTTGACTATGGCTTCCAGTTCTTCCAAACCGTTTACGACTTTACCCATGTTTGCCAAGTTGGCTATCAGGTCTTTGGCGTGGTAGATTGGTTTGCCGTGGTCATCTAAAACGTTCAAGTTAATTGTGGCAAAGTACCTCTCCAGTTTAGTTACCGAACTACGTGCAGATTTAAGTAGCTTGATAGCTGAGGTTTCTGATAGTTCCTTATATTTATCTATTGCCCCCATCACTTTTGGGGTGAACTTAACCTTGAGATCCTTACCTATTTTAGTTTGTCTCTCTTCTTCCTCATACACAGCGTAGGGGGAGCGGTGGTCCGTGTAGAAGTATACAGCGCCCAGCTCCTGCCCTTTCAGACTCTTGAATTCGTCGATGGTCAGTGCGTACGCGCTTGGGATAACTACGTTGTTACTAACAGTTATCAAGTCTCTCATGGGTAGGTTTCTTGAGTGCCATCGAACTCCTCTCTGTAAACCACTACGACTGTTAAATTCAGATCCGTCTCGTTCAGGTTTGGTGAAGTGGTTTCGCCGTAATATGAACTGCCGTCGCCCTCAGGGCCCAGGTCCCAGGACCCAGCTTGCACCGCTGTATTTCTCTTCACCTCGCCTGCCTGCAGGTTGTAGAATGGTGGGTCTGCATACGTATCAGCTATAGTGAAGACTATAGACTTACCTGTCATTATCTCCTCCCACATCTTTATTATAGAACCCCAGGCCCCACCCTGAACGTCCTCGAAGCGGATTTTAACTACGTCTATTTCGTTTGTAGCATTTGTTCCGCTACCTCCACCACCTTCTTGGCGCAGCATAGTACCAAAATATATTTCTACATAGTTCCCAGATACTCTACGTATACCTCTGAATAGATTTGCGTGCCAGAAATGTTGGGTACCGTCACGCGTCCGGACTCGTATTAGTTTATCTGGTATTGTGCGATACTGATTGCTCATTGTTCAAGTGTTTAAGTCGTCCTGGTAGGACGTGAAACTTACCAAGGAATGGTAATCTGACTGGTTCGAAGCTGCCCTCCTTTATTATGCGTGCAGTGTATTTGAATTGGTAGTAGACTGCCTCTTCAACTTTCTGCAGCGGGAGTGCATACTTAGTCGCTAGTCTTTGAATTATTATTTTTTCGCTCATTTCTCAGTTTCTGCAGTCTCCGCTTCTTGTACACAGCATTCTCTTTTGTCTTGGACAGCTTGACTGTCTTTCCCCCACTACCTACAACCTGTGGCTTCCATCGATCGTCGGGGCACTTTGATGTTGCCCACTTTGCCTTGTGTTCTACCACACATCCGCAGAGTCCGCACCTACCTTCTTTTTCTCTTAGGTGCTCACATCCATTGCATGTGTTCAGCCTGTCTTGGTAGTCGCTTTCGTTAACGTTAGGTGCTCCCTGCTTGGCGTATTCTACAGTTTCCTTAGCGAAATTCTTCACCATTTGGAACACTGATAACTTGTTCTTCTTGCTCATAGTCTAAATTAAAAATGATTACTGTTGCTGAATCTCCTGAGGGCGAGTAGTACACTGATATAGCCCACGGGTCATAGATCCACCTTGTCTCTATTGGGCGTGGCATTCTGTATGCTTATGGTTACAACGTCTTCAGATATGGTCAACAGCTTAGATAGCTTATACCCGTTCTTGGTTTTCACTATCGCACCCTTGTCTTTCAGTCGCTTGACGTAGTTGTTCAGGGTGTTGGGGTCTTTGACATTCAGCTCTTTGGCTACGTTCTTCTTTGCATCTGCAGAGCAGAGGTTTACTGTCTTGCCCAGGTCAATGAAAGCAGACAGTACCTGTAGCTCTTTATCTGTAAGCTCTAGTATACCGTTGAATACCTGCAAGAACTGGTATGTGGTTTTGACTGCTATATTAATATTCCTGGCCATCTCTGAAAACTATTTTGGCTCTCCCCTCATCTAGGTTTATTCTACACGTGGAGGATTGCCTGTTAAACTCATCTAGGTATTCTTGTATGTTCTCTCTTGTCACCAAGAATGATAAGAATACCTCTAACTCTCTTGCTGCTCTTTGCAGCATTTGGTCTTTCTGGTCTGTGGCTTCTTTAGCGCTCCTCAGCTCATCGAAAGACTTTAACGACACTGTGACGCTTCCCTCCATTAGTTAGGGATAATACCGCAGATCATAAATTCGTTCACCATTACGTACTCCTTACCCTTTAGGTCTATAATTAGACCTTCAGATGTAGGATGTACCATGACAGTGTCGCCCTCTTTGACCATCTCACACTTAGGTCCTGCGGCAACTACTTCAAGTATGTTCGTACGTAGTGAGTTTTCTGCACCCCCGTGCAGTGTAATACCGGATGCGGTCTTATTCTTACGTTGAACTGGGAGAACTACCCAGTCACGTGTGGGTTGGAAGTTGATCTTTGCCATTTGTGTTGGTTTTAGGCAAAGATATAAAAACTTGTCTTATATAAACAAGAGTAGTACAGTTCTTTTTCCCTCATGTGGGGTTACCATGTGCTCTACGTCAGAACTGTGGATGTAGGCTGAACGGTAAATCTTATCTTCTTTCCTGTCTCTGTAGGTAAGTGTGCCCCCAGTAAACTGATCTGGTTTGGATAGCAGTACACTTGCCCCATATCTGCACCAAAGCATGTGCTTTTTGCTGCCTGTGTCTATATGCCACCCGTGTCCTTGAGGCTTAGACTCTACTCTCCAATAAGAGTTTTCTGTAGGGGTAGCATCTATGTGAGCTAGCACTTTTTTGAGCGGTGCAGAATCCCAGGTACGATGCTTACCTGTAGGTTGTGCTTTTAACCAGTTTACGTCATCTTCGTCTATGACGTTGTCAACTCGTTTTCTCATAGTATATCTGCAAACTTCTCGCTGACTTTGAAGCTGGGGCATGTTTTGTCTGAGAACTCATTGTGCCCGTGCAGCGTCAACTCTCTATCCCATACCATGCGTAGTGAGAACACCAGTTCCCTGAATGCTTCTTCTTGGCATTCGAACATTGTGTCCTTGGGGTTCATCTCAGCATCCATCCCACCGATGTAGCAGATCCCTATGGAGTCGTCATTGTGGCCTTTGGTGTGTGCACCTTTTGTATCTAGAGGTCTCCCACTTTCTATCTCCCCGTTTAGCTTGATGACGTAGTGGTACCCGATATCCGCCCAGCCGTTTCCGTTTACGTGCCAG